ATTTATCTTATTCCTTTCATATTCAAGTCAAATTGGAAAATAATTAAATTTTGACAATGAAAACTGACTTAGTCAAAATTGTAATTATTCTTCAACCTTAACAGATTATATGGCAAAACCAGCACTAATGCAACAGTAACAAAAATATTACCATTACATAATATATATAAAGCAATAATTGCTAATTAAATGAAAGGAAGAATAAATTATGGAGTATGATAAGAATATTTGCCCAGTTGTTAATGTTGACGGAGTAATAGAAAGAGGAAAACAATATGACCTTGATATAACTTTGCCAGATGTTAACGAAAAAATATACCAATTTTATAGCAAATGATTAACAATATCTACTCTTGCCGTATTATATACCTTTACAAATGTTTTTTTGAATATTTTGACTATTATTTTTTCATACCATTTTAAATCTTTATTTATTAAATTCCCTATATATTTTTCCATGTTATTTTCTCCTTTAAATTGGAGAAACGCGTTTCTTTTTTATGATTAAATTATATTATAAAATTCGACAAAGTCATTTTGAGTCACTCAAATACTAATTTGCTCATAAACCAAATATGAGGAAGCTATAATGCTCCCTCAATTATTTTGTCTATGTATTTATCTATTTGCATACTCTGCTCTATTATATCTTCATATCGGCTATTGTTCTTTATCTTTAGTTCAAGCTTTTTTACTTCTTCCATAAGCTTGTACCTCCTTTTTTCTATAATAACAGTTTTTTCATGCAAAGTCTGTCGAATCGTGAAAAAAAAGACTATTGCTAGTCTTTTATTAATCATGCTTGTATAAATTTCCTCCAATATCAATAAAGAAAATATAGAATATTTTATTAATCATTACTCCTATAACTCTTGCATTAATTGGATTATTATTTGGATATATCCTCATTATAGCCCATTTATTATTATATCTTTTTTTGTCGAATCTGTCTTGAAAATCTTTTGGTATCTCCTTGTTTATGTGTATTTCATCCATATCCGGAAATTCAAACGATACTTTTTTATCTCTATTTAATATTACGTTATATGTAGCTGATGATAAATCTCTAATTCTATTAAGAAATTTTAACTGGTGTTCTTTCGAAAAATTATCATCATAGACGATGTAAGAAAAATTGAATTTTAAATATATTGGTTCAAAACAATTAGTACATACCTTGGCAATTTTATTATTATTCTTTACCCTCATATCATTCAACAACTTCTTCTTTGAAATATTTTTCTATGTTGTCATTATCTATTACCTTAAATAATCCTTTGTTCTTTTGTGTAATGTCCCACGGAGAGCCATCTTTATGCGTCATATTTCTTAATTGCCAAGCCGTATATATTGCAAAATTATTATATGTCAAATTTAGGACATTGTTTGCTTCACTATCTTGTTCTATCTTAATAATTTTTTCTTCAGTTTCTAAATCTGTTTTTACAACAATAGGATTTCCTTTATGAATAGAATATTTATTATATACTTCACGAACAACAGGTCCATGTGGCCATGCTTCAATACTCTCATTAAACAAAGGTTCATTGTATATAGCTAAATTTATTCCTTGAGCATAATACAATAACTTTTGTAGCTTTAGGTTTGTTATTCTTTCATAAGGTTCTTCCTCAAATTCATTTTGCTTTGCTTCAGCATTATCTTTAAATAAAAACCATTTTGCAATATCTAAAGCACTATACATATAAAAATCCTCCTTATATTATATAAATATTACAGTATAAAAAAAAAATCAATATTAAATGACAAAATTTAATAAATTGATAATCTTCTGTAATTTATGTAATATTTTTGTAATAATTGTACTGCACTTGTTAATATTTGTCAAGTTTTATACAGATAAACTCTCTTATAAGTATATTGTTCCACTTTTTATAACTATGATACTATTTTTATTCTTAAATATAAAAATCAACACTCTGCAATTAATTTTAAGGCGTTTTTATACTTTTAACATGTAATTTGTTGTTTAAAATTACGAGTTACCTTTCGCTATAGCAAAAAGTGGCATAAAAAAAGAGGTAGGATTTCTCCTACCAAATTTTTACTTGAATAATTTATTAAAAGTATTTTTTCCGACTATTCCATCTACTGATAGTCCATTTCTTGATTGAAAATCTTTTACTGCATTTTCTGTTGCAGGTCCAAATATTCCGTCCGCATCTATGTCGAATGAATGACATACTAACATTGCTTGAATTAAATATGTAATATTACCTTCTGCACCTTTTCTAACATTTATACAAGAATTGTAAGTGTTGGTTCCAAATATTCCATCGACAGCTAAACCTCTTCCATATTGTTTGTTTAATTCTGTTTGTAGACCTTTTACTAATGCTTTTTTAGTTTCGTTTCCATAGATACTATCTACAGCAATATTTAGTCCGTATCTTTCATTTAGAGTAGCTTGTATTCTTGCCACGTTGCCTTTTGGAACGTTTTCTTGTGGTTGAGGTATAATTTCATTACTTGTCTCAGTTTTTGCAATCTCAACAAAAGGAAATTTATCGCCTGGGCATGAGGTTGCACATACATCTCTATGAGCCTGTACTGTTGTTATATTGTACTTATTCTTTAAATATGCAACTAATTCTTTTCCTGCTTCTTTTTGAGCTTCTGGCATATCTTCTTCCATATAATTTCCTTCAAAGCATATTCCTAAAGAATTGTTATTTGAACCGTATGCATGTGCTCCCACTTTGTTTTCTGGACGAAGTCTATATATCTTACCATCTTTTCTTACTAAAAAGTGATATCCAGCACCGCTCCAGCCATTATTTAAGTGCCATCTATGTATATCTTCAGCACTGCAATTTTTTGCATCTGCATGATGCAAAATTATTCTTTGCGTAGAACTACGTGTATCCATTTGTTTAAAATTTAAATTTGTCTCAATTATTTTCATTTATTTGTCCTCCTTATTTGTAACAACTTTTTGACCTAGCAAATATGTACCAATAACACCTTGAATAACAGCTATTATTTGAACTATTTGTATTGCATATGGTATTGTGATACCATCTACAGCATTAATTCCTGCAACTAATGCACTTATAATTGCTAAAATATTTGTAGCATATTTTGCTATCTTCTTTAACTTTTCCATGACTTTCCCTCCTCTTATTTAATAATTAAAGCTATAACAGCACCAACAATCGCACCTACAATGGATAAGATTATTTTGTCTCTTATAGCTTTTTTAACTTCTTTATAGTCTTTTGCTGGCTCATTCTCTATGTTGCCAACACGTGTGTCTAATTTGTTTACATCTTCTCTCATTAACTTAACTTCCGTTGCAATTTCTTTGATAGAATATGTGAGTTCGTGGATATCTTCGAGTTTGTTATTTATGTCTTTAAATTTGTCATCATGTTCGTCTAATCTTTTTGTATTAGACTTGCTTCTGTCCTCAACCTCTTGAAGCTTGATTATATCTGACTTTTCCATAGATTATTCCTCCGCTTTTTCTTTAGTTGTTTCTTCAGATATTTCGTCTTCTACATCTTTAGCTTCATCTGTATTTTCTGTTAAGCTCTCTGAGTTATCTGCGTTCTCTACATTATCTTCATCAGTAGTTTTTTCATATTGTTTGTCTATTGCCTCGCTTATTTCCTTCAGGTCATCTTCTTTTAATATGCCCTTATCAGAATAAGCACTTGCACCTAGAATAACCTTATAATCTTCCATTTTACCAACTGCCTTTAAGTAGCCAGCCTTTATAAATTCTCTTAAAAATTCCATACATGTCCCCTCCTTTTATTTATATCTCTATTTCTGCATTTAACATCGCTGTTTGAACTTCATCTAACATACTATCTTTATCAACTACATATTCTACTTCAAAATTAGTTTCTAGATTTGTTATTAACTCAAATATGTTTGTTCCTTCCCATAATTCTATAGGAGATATACTTGATAGTTTTATTGTTTGTGGTTCAGCTAATCTAAAATAGACTGGCATGTCTGTTAAAATAGCTCTTGCCTGCTCTTCAGTTGTGTCTGGCTCAAATATAAAGAACACATTTTTGCTATCTGTCATTAAAGCTACTTGCCCTGGTAAAAATGAACCTTGTTGTGGTCTCGATTTAAATTTTGTTGCTAATATATCGCATGTTTTTGTTGAATCATCATATTGGTATATACCATAATTACTAAAATCTATTCCCCAATATGTTCTAGTAGTAGATGATGATTTTTCAACTAATTTCTCACTACCAGTCAAAACAATTTTTTCTATGTTCTTCTTGATTTCTACTTCACCATTTCTATTTACTCTTAATATGTCTTTTATGTCTCCTACTTTGGCTAATGTATTCCCTTGCAAATTGATTGAAATCACCTTTGGCTCGTGATATGGTTCATAAGTCATATCATCATTATCTATAGTTACTATAATATTAGTATAATCCGTATAATCCCCTTTTGTCCCACTATTTGTTGTACCTATATAAAACCATATAGCCAAATATTTTTGTTCTCCTATTAATTCTGGAACTGTAAAAGATATTTCTTTCTTAGTTCCAGTTTCTGCTAACGCTTTTCTATTTGTACTATCTTTGTTACTTAACCCCAATCTATATGCTCCTGCTCCAGTAGACTTGTTCGGAATAATATCTGCTTGCATACGGACTACTTTTCCAATATAATTTGATAAATCTATTATTGTATACACACCAAAAAGTGCATCACCTTTGGTGAAATCATTTTCTGCAGTTATTCTTATTCCGTTTGTAATTGTTTTGGTTGTATACCCATAATGCTCATATCCTTTTAATGTATTATCAAATAAATTCTTTCCACTCTGTTTCCACCCAATACTATTTATAGTTTCAATCTCTTGTGAATATTCTGGACTTGGCGATGGAGTACCTCCTGTATAAGGTTCGTAAGATTTTTCTGCTGTTCCTTCATAAATCATTAAGTTTGTATAAGTAGTATTTGTTGTAGCACTTTCATCGTAATCTGTTCCACTATAAATCCAGACAGTATCTACATCACCCCCAGTAGTGAATGAAATTTTTTTAGTTCCTAACAACATTCTTATATAATTTACGTCCTCATTATTATATTGAAACCTAAATAAAAAATTAGGAGATGTAACGGTACTATCCGTATCTATTTCATCTGCTTGAATTGTATATGTGGTATTTGCCTTCAATGAAATTGGCACAATTCTATTATTTTGCGAACTGGTGACAGTAAAGCTACTAGAAACATTTAAAAAATTATATCCTTCTGTTGTCTTTTGCTCACTATTTCCATCTGATTTCAAACTTACAATCGGCAGCTCTACTGCATTATTGCATATTCCATTCGTTACAATTTTAGTTGGTTGATTATCTATATACTTTTTTATCATTGCTGGATAGTCTCTAAATACGTTGTAAGGTGTCTCTAATGCGTTCTTTATTTGAGTTTTTGTTTCATTTAAATAACTTAACTTTTCTGCTGTTGTTCCCATTAGATTACCTCCCCATTTATAAAGTCTAGTACAGTATCTATATCACCAATTTTTCCGTTTATTGTTGCTATCCCCTCTGCATTCTTTTCTATATTTTCATTCTGTGTTGTTTGTTCTTCTTGTATTGCTGTTATAGTTTCATTATTTTGAGCTGTTGTTTCTTTCAATTCTGATATTGCTGTTTTATTGGTCTCGTTATCCGTTTTTAACGCTTCTATATTCTTACTTATTTCAGTGTTTGCTTCTTCGACCTTACCAGCTCTCTCATTAAAACTCGTTATTTGTTTTATTACCTCTGCATCATCATAATTTTTTAAAGAATCTAATTTCTTTTTATACTCATTTGTAAAGTCATTTGTTGATAAATCTTTACCTGCTTTTTTATCTACTTTACCATATAATTTTTCATCTATAATATCGTTGTTCTCATTTGCAACATCTATATTGTAATTTTCATTTTTAGCAGGTTTTTTTAGATTATAATGTGTTGTATATTCAGCCATTATATGCACCTCCTCCAAGTTCCGTTTATATTTTGCCATGTAACAGCACGCTTCCAAACGTCATTTATGTTTATCCAACATTTTGCACGTTTCCAACTTCCGTTTACATTATTTCTTGATGTCTTTTGATTGCCTTTTAATGTAATCGTACATGTTTTCGAGTTTGTATATCCACCGCCAGATACAATAAAAGTAACAGTTAATGTACTACTGTTACCATATAATTTATAAATTTTATCTAACTCAGTATCTGAAAAAGAAATTGAGTTCGTTCCTGTTACCACATTTGTCTTAGTCAAAATAGAATTACTGCCTATTTTCATTTCCAAATTTAAAGATAATGAAGCTGGATTTGTAATTTGAATTGATGTACCATCTCCATGTATGAAATTTTTTGCATCGGTTATTTTTGCATAATCCTTTGTCTTTATTTTATAAGTTTGATTTTTAGGTAAATATAATTTACTATCATTTCTTTCGAAGTTTATATATACTGTATATTCAGTATTAGGCGATAAATTAGATATAACTTCCGTTCCTCCTGCTGAAACTACATTTTTTTCGTTCATTTTGCTTTCATCAATTCCAAACTTTATATTTCGACAGCTTTCATTAGTTTTCCAAATTATTTTTACAGTATTTAGTTCAGCAATAAGTTGAACATCCCAGCTTGTAATATATCTTGGAATTGTATCTAAGTTCCAGCTTTGTTCTTTGCTAATATTATCTGACCTTGAATATATACCACCATGCATTTTAACAGTAAGACTCGGTGTATCATTCTGATTAATATCTAAATTTCCAGAGGCTAACACATCACCAGTTGTGACCGAATGAGAGTCACTTCCTGAATATACATTCTGTCCATTAATTTCTACTGTTTCATTGTGATGATAATATATAGAAGAACTTCCACCAACAGCAGTTACTTTATACCAAATGTTTCTTATATTTTTTTCTGCACTTATGCTATTAGTTCCCCATTCAAATCTTAAAACTCTTCCTTGGTATCCTCCAGAATCCACACTTCCACTTGTTGACATCTGCTACACCTCCTAATTAAAATATTGAAGATATATGTCTCCATTACTTCCCCCAGATGGTGTTGACGTTCCTTTTGTTATAGTTTTTTGTTTACCATCTATTAATGCTTTTAGAGCTTTTCCTTGCGCTGCACTTAAAGCATTTGTAGTCGATGTACTTGTTAATACATTTTCTACTGTTGTTTTATTTGCACCTGTTGCAATTCCATCTAACTTACTTTTATATGCATCTGTAAAATTATTTTTCGATGTTCCTCCATTCTTATCTTTAAAAGTTCCTGTAATAGTAACATCACCATCTTTTCTTACGAGACTTTCTGTAACTTCATCAATATAACTTTGAAACTTTTGATATAATTCTGCCCCATCAACGCTAATCAAAGAATTTACTATTCCACAAAGATTAGAGTCTATTCTTTTATCCGTTATATCCGCTGTTTCAATATTAGATGAACTTTTAACAATTACTTCTGCTAAGCATATTTCATATATGTTATCATCTCTTTGCAATGTTGCTCCGGTAGACGCACTCCCTTGTTTAATGTATAATTGTGTTTCTCTAACGGCTAGTGTTTTATCTAATTTAACTACTACTCTATCTATCCTATTGCCAGAAACTGGTCTTTCTAATGAAAATGCTTTTTCTGTTTCATTTTCAAAGTCTGCACCTTCGATAATTCCAGCACCTGTTGCTACTCTTATATTCAACCCACCATCTGCGGTCACTTTCATGCTGTTTTCGCCATAATTTTTATATTTTCCAAAGTAAACGCCATTACTTAAAAACTTCGCAAAATATTTTCTAAATACTTCTGCTTCATACAGTCTGTCTGGTTCCATCTTACTACTCTCTGAATTTAATACTTCCATCGAGTCAAATGGAAAACTTTTTAATGTTATTTCTCCAGCCATAATCTTTCCTTTCCATAAAAACAAGACCTAATTTATAGGTCTCGTTACTATTCTTTTTATTTCTTCACCTAGTGTTGGAACTTTGTCTCCAAAGCCCAATTCTACTGTTTTGTTATTTCTCTCATAAATTTCCTTTGCTTGAATAATACGTTTATCTTCATATAATCCATTGCTTTCAAGTGTAACTAAATCGCCTAAGAAAAAATCCTTTTCCCACTCCATATTTGGAATTTGATAAACTTTTCCTTCAATACTTTGTATTGTTTTATATGTATCAAGCTTCTTTTGTCCTTCTGTTTTTAATTCATCTATATCTTCTATATTATTTAAATCAATTAATACTTCTCTTCTATCAAAACCTTTTGCAGTTCCAAGTACAGTTATAAGTCTATCTTCACTTTCACCTTTTCCTGCCACATAGCCAACGTTTTTATAATTTGAATTATCATCTGTTGTCTTGCCTTCAAGTAAATTTTTCTTTTTTTCGCTAAATATGATATATGGATGCTTTATTATTCCTTCTAACTGTTTATGTGTATATTGTTGTAACTGTTCTTGTGTAAAATCTTTCAAATATTCATGAGTAGTCGGATTCTCTGCTTGATTTACTGTTCTGTCTGTTCCTTCTAAACTATCAAAATATATACACTTTTCTTTTCTATTTAAATAGCCATACCAACCTAATCCAGTATCTTCACTTATATGCTTTTCTTCATCATGTAAATTAGTTAGTCTCGCTTGCCATACTGTTTTTATTCCTCTATTTTGTGTAGGAGCAATCTTAATCCATGAAATATCTCTTTCAGGAGTTCTTATATTGTCATAATAGCTTTTCACTAAGTGTTTCTTTAGATAATGTTTCTGTACATTCTCTGCGTAGTTTTCTGATATTCTATCATAGCCATTTGTTGCAACAATTCTACGTTTTGTAACACCTTTTATACAAGTTCCTGTTACCTTCATTGTTTTACTATTTTTTTCAGTTGATACAACTACTTTATCAATTAAAAGAATTTTGTCATCTCTTTTGTTTACTATTAACATGTTATCTTTCTTTAATTTGTCTGTATTTATTTTGTTTTTATTAATAGTTAGCTCAAAAGTACCACATTCATAATAATTCCATATGCATATAAGACTCTCAAAATTAGTAATAATACCTAACAGTTCAAATTTAGTGTTTATTATTTCTATACAATTCATACTAAACACCTACATACTTATTCGTATAGTCCCTTATAGCAACTTTATCTTTAGCTCCTTCAATGTCTGAACTATACTTAACCAAGTTCTTTCCTACTATTAATTCAAAGAATGTACTATTTAAATCTATATTGTTATATACATCTTTAGTTTCGTGTGGTGTTATTAAATTTACTGTTTCCTTCCCCTCTTGTGTATCTATTACTAGCTTCTCTTTTTCTCCAATTTCCATATTGACTTGGATATATTCTCCTGTTGTTTCATTTGTTACTCTCGGATTTTTTGCTGGACCAATATATTCTATTTGAACTGGTGCTTCGACGTCTCCCTCGTTAACAATCTCTTTATAAAATGAAACATTAGAAAAAGTCGTAGGTAAGTTTAGTCCAAATTTTAAACCACCTGTTATAGATTTTATTTCTATATTTTTTCCTTTTTCATCTAACCAATATGGATCTTGACAATAAAAAGAGATAGTTGCAGTATCATGATTATTTTTTCTATCATTAAATTCTGCACTATCTTCAACCTTGCCATATATTCTATATTTTTTATAATCATTCGTATAATAAATTAATAATTCTCCTCTTTTATCTGTATTTGAATTATACGTTTTAGGATTTATTACTCTCATTATTCTACGTCTTAATTCATAAAGTTTTGCTCTATTTTTGGTTCTTATAGTAACTTTAGCTTTAATTACTCTCGCATCTAATAGACTATCTTCACTATTGCACCCATCTTGATTTACACCTTGGCTCTTTTGTGATGTAGCTCCGAGGGTGTCCTAGCCCTTCAATATGAGACAATAAAATATCTTCTTCTATATTTCCAACACTATCAAATACAATATTTTCATTTAGTGCCAAATTAATTATTTCTAGTTTCTGCATTTTATCGCCTCCCTATATTCCTGCAAGTTGCTCTGCTAGTTTTTCACTTACATTATTTAGTTTTCTATATGTTTCAGATGGCATTTCTGGATTTTGTTCAATATTATTTGTTTGATATACATTGACTGTTTGAGTTTGAGGTTTATTGCTCCCAGCCTCATATTTATACATTCCAGAAGTCCATTCTTTTATTTTATTCTCTATTCCAGCATTTATTGTATCTTGCACTCTTTGTATCATATTTTCTATTTTACTTGTTATTCCGTCGTTGATTCCTTGAGCTAATTTTTCTCCTAATGTTTGACCAGTTATTTCGTAAGCATCTCCATAACTTTTTAATAAACTTAGAATTTTATCTTGATTTTGTTCTACATTTAACAACATTTTTTTCGCGGTTTCCTGTGCCTTATCGATTTGTTTGCTATAGTAATCCTCTAAATCTTCTAATTGCTTATTATAAAGCTCTTTTTGTCTATCGGCCTCATCTTCAACAGTCTGTGTTTTATCATCTTGCTCTTTTTGCAATAATTCTTTTTGATTATTTAATGCTTCTTTTTTATCCTCTAGAACTCTGCTATCCAATGTTTTTTGATACTCTGCCACTAACTTATCTAATTCTTTTTGATAATTTGCCTTTGTTGTTGCATCATGTTCAAAAGCAATTAATTCTTCTAATCTTCTCTTCTTTTTATCATATTCCGCATCTTCTTCGTCTCTCGTTTTTTGTTGCTCCGCCTTGTCTAATGCTTCAAGTTCTTTTTCTATTGCTTCTATTTTTGCATCATATTCAGCATTAATAGCATTCAATCGTGCTTCTTTTAATTTTTCAACTTCTTCAAGTTGTTTATCAATAAAAGCCTTGTCCTTTTCTTGCATTTCTTCTAATTGTTTTGTAATAGCATTAGTTAGCTGGCTTACTGTATTATCTATTTGCTCTACTCTTAAATCTCTCTTTTTCTGCTCATATTCTCTTATTGTATTTAATTCTTCTCTATAAATATCTTTTCTTTCGTCAAGAGACAGCCTTTCATCTTTCATAATTTGATTTAAGTAATTCTTATGCATTTGGATAATCTTATTATAGTCTGCTGTTTGTTCAACAATATCATAAGCAGAACCTCTTGCATTCTTTACATCTTGTATGTAGTTTTCGTAATCCTCTGTCTGCTGGTCTAGAATATCCTTTTCTTTATTTGCTAGTTCTTTGTTCAAATCATATATTTTTTCTCTTAGTTCCATCTTCTCATCTGAAGTCTTTGCATAATTACGTAGTGCATATTCATACATTTGTATTTCTTCTTTAATGCTAATTTGGTCTAATGCTTTCTTATGCTCTATTTCTTTTTTGTAATTATCTAATTTTTTGTTTGAATACGTGCTTGAACTACTTGTTGTCTTAGGCTTTGATATTGAAACTGGAGTTAAATTTGGTACATCAGTAGCTTGATATCCCGCCATTGTTTGCAATAAGCTTAACACACTTTGTAATTTCGGAGTTAATTCTTCATAACTTATTCCAATATTTTGGGCAATTTGTCTCTGAGTGCTTTCACTTTGTAGTGCCGCATTTATTATATCAATATATGATTGTATAGTCTCTTTTGATGTATTCCATGCAGTATCTGCCTTCAATTTTTCGGCGTTAATTAAATTTTGTGCTTGTTCTATTATTATTCCTTCTGCATTTGCAGCCTCTGGATATGCTTGTGCTAATGCTTTAACAGCATTTTGATATTCAGTAGTTGATTCGTTTCCATTACGAACTATATTTAAATATTCTTGCATTTGGTCTGCATTAATTTTTAGTTGAGCTGCCTCTTGCTGCTGTTTTTTAATAGTCTCAGTATCTAACCCCTTAGAAATCTTCTTTATTGCATTTACCTCATCTAAATATTTCGAAGTTTCTTCTAATCTTTTATTTAGCTCTTCAAGAGAATTTCCATAATTAGCACTTGATTTTCTTGCTTCATTTAGTTTTTTCTTTTGTTCTTCTATATCCTTATTCGTACCACTAATGTTTTGAGTTAAATTGCCCCAAAGTTTTTGCCAAAATCCTTGGTCGCTATCAGAATTGTTTAATTCATTATAATAAGATTGTTGAGCTTCCGTCAACTTCTTATACAGTTCAATTTGTTCTTCTATATCACTTTTTCTTTTTTCCATATCAGAAATATTTTTGTCTGTATATCCATATGTGCCTTCTTGTAGTTCTTTGTAGGTCTCTGTAACCTCATTTAGTTTTGTTTGTGCTTCTTCATTTTCTTTTATTGCAGAGCATAACATACTAATTCCAGAGATTACAGTTGCAATAGTTGCTGCTATTACAAAAATCGGATTTGATAGTAATGCTGTGGTAAAAGCCTTAGTAGATAATGTTGCAACTCCTGTTGCTTCTGCATATGCTTTTTTTGCCTTTGACAATGCCACCAATGCTACTGTTACAGTTGTTAATGTTATAGCAAAAGTTGTCATACCAGCTGTTAGCGTTGGATTTTGACTTATTAAAGAATTTAATAAGTTTAATGTTTCTGTTCCACCTTCTAGCATTTTGCTCATAACTGGCTCTAATGCTTCTGCATAAGCTACCTGTGTCTCTCGCATTGCTTGACTATACTGTCCTTGCTTTCCAGCCAAAGTATCCATGTAATCAGACATTGCACTTGCAAACGGTTCTGCAGCATACATCGTCCTATTTAAGTATGCTTGATTCTTTTCTGCATCAGTTAATTGACTGGCCGTCTTTCCTATAGATCTTGCATAATTGTCTAACATTACACTTAAATTTTCAGTAACGCCTGCACTATCTGATAAAGTAGATAGTCCTTGTCTATACCCCTCAGACGCTACTCTTACAGCTTCTGATACAGTGTAATTCGCATTCCTGTTTCTTATTGCAGAATTTGTCAAAGCTTCTATCATTTGCTCAGTTTGTTCTGCTGTAAATCCCATTAAAGAAAAGTTTTTTATAGTTGTCGCCAAATCAGCTTTTGTCATGTATGAGCCAAACTTACTCATAATGTTTCCAAAATCTTGCATACTCTGTCCAGTATATTCGGAAACATTTTGCAATGAACTCATTGCTTGGGTATATGAATTGTATTCATCAATACATTCTTTTATTATTCCAACTATTTTTCCTAATGCTAATACAGCTGTAGCAGACATTGCTAAATAACTTGCATCTAGACTTTTATTACTGTTTTCAACTTGTTTATTGTTTTGTTCTATTTCTTGTAACTTTTGCTTTGCAGTTTCTAACCCCTTTTCTAACGCTTCCGTCTTTATCTTTAAATCAATTATTAGTTGTCCTACTTTTGTTTCATTTGCCATTTTTTCACTTCCTTTTTAGCCACAAAAAACACTCACATTTAGTGAGTGTTTTTTTTATATATTTCATTGCGTATTATTGCAAATTATTTCTCTACTTTCTCATAAATATCTACTATTGTTTCAAACAGAAAATATATAGTAGCTCCAATAAACAATATTGCTATTCCTCCCAATATAGCAAACCAATTTATAGCATCTGCATATGTCCTTTCAACTATGCTAAATTTTGTCCACACGATAATTGCACTTATTATTGATAAAAGTACGTGTATACAAGCGACTGTATGTAAATTGTCTGCATTTGTTCTCTTTTCCTTGTTTTCATTATTAGAACTAATATTTTCAGTTAACTCTTCAGATTTTTTTTTCTCATTTTCCATATCTATTCCCCCTTTTTCTTTGTAGTATAGCATAGATTAATGTTAAAGTCTGTCGAAAAATGTCGAAGAAGTTTATTTTTTAAAAATCTTCTGCTCCTACTTCTTGTTCATCTTTATCTTGTACTTTATTTAATTCTGCATATTCTTCCATTATTATAGGGATTTCGTCTGGATAATAGTCATTTAAGAACTCTCTTTTGCTTATTCCTATCCTAACACATATCGCTATTGTTCTTTGAAGCCAATTAGCATTGTAATTTTGTTCAATATTGGCTTCATTTGGACGAAAAAACTTTCTAATTCATTTATCTTCCAAAATTCTTGTACAACATCTAGTAATTCTTTAGGTGTAAGTTGGTTCTCTATAGTTTCTCTATCTATATCCATTAGTTTTGATAGAAAATTAAATGTAAAATCAGGTAATATAATTAATAACTTTGTAATTAAATTCATTATATTCTCTACTGTAAACATTTCTGATAATTTAAAATCTTGTCCATTGTCAGAAAGTTCTTTTATAAAATCTTCTGGCAAATTCTTTAAAGTCTGTAGAGCTTCAAAATACTTGCCACAAGGCTTCTTCTCAATCTCTACACCATGTACAGTTTTTATTTTAGGTAAACTTTTATTTTCATTACTTTTTGTCATAATTTTCTCCTCATATATAATTTTTTAGGAGAGTATTTCTACTCTCCTGGTGTTGTTGGTATTGTATCTAACCATGTTAAGTCAGAATTTGTTGTTGTATCCTTTATACTAAATAGTTTGTTATCACACTTTCTAGCCATAAATGTTCCTTCAATTTCAACAGAACTTTTATTTCCATTTCCAAGTGTTTCTAAATCAACTTTTATTTTAGATACTTTTGCTCTGTATTGTCTAAACATACGATATGTTCCATCTGCTAACAATCCCTTATATGTGCAAGCAAACTCTGGTACATTGTCTGTTGTAGAAAAGTCATATTCTTTAGACTCTGCATCATACTTTCCACCTTCAAGCTTAGCTCTTAATTCATTTGGAAGTTCTTTTAATGTTAATGTAAAGCTCTCTCCATTAACAGTTCTGTCAATGTCATATACTTCATCATCAGCATACATTTTATCCTCATCTGCATCTAAGTCTTTACTTAATTTTTCTGCATATGGAATACTTACCTTCTCCCCAACTATATATTTTTCAAGAGTATTCTCTGTTAATGGGAATATTGCAAATTGGCTAAAACCTTTTAAATATTTTTTTGGCATAATCTACGCCCTCCTTCTATAAAATTTCTTCTTTCTCAAAACGCATTGTTTTGTGATAGATATTTGTTTCTTGTTCAAATAGATCCATAGCCAAAGTTCTTTCAAAGTCTAATTCTACCATCTTGTTATTTACATCAATGGCTAATTTAGAACATTTACTTGGACTTTTAGCCCATATATCTATTTGAATAGCAATATTACTGCTATATTCTTCATCGTCTGCTTTACTAGATATTGAGTTATCCATTTCGTAATAAGAAATAGCAGGCTTTTTTTCTAAATCATTCCACCTTTGTGGATAAAAATAAGAAACCTCAACGTCTGAGATTTCCTTTAATTTTTTTAATATTTGTGGTTTCAAATTTTTCATTATTTGCCACCCAACTTTCTTATTTCTTGTTGTATAGATTTAATTACTTCTTGTTCTACTTCTCCTGTATTCTTTGCATGAAGATATGAAGGAGTTAAATATGGTTGTGCTGTTTGACCTTTCCAGTCTGCCTTATAAGATATTCCGTTCTGGTCTCTCTATATTACTTGCAGAGCCTCTTTGCCCTGTTCCAAATTCAACATATGGTGCATATTCGCAATTAGTAAATACTTCTGCTTCTGCACCTTCTTGTGTTATTTCAGACTTTGTCTTTATTGAATTACGAAGGTTTCCAGTATCAACTGGCGCTGAATATTTAGCATTTTTTTGTATTTTTTTTGCGCCTCTTTCAAGACCTTTTCTACAGCTTTCTTTTATATTCCCACCTAGTCCAGATAGATTTGCAAGTAATTCATCTAGTCCTTCTATACTAGCCATTGTTATTACCCACCAAAAAAGTTATATGGCTATCAGAAGGCACTAAACTTTTTATGATATATTCTTTATTGTCATATACAAGAATATTGCCTATTTCAGCTTTTGTTTCGTTACATGTAACTATTGCATTAGCTTCTATTTCTTTGCCATACTCTTGTTGTATGTATTCTCTTGTAGAAAATTGAAAATTACCTTTAAAACTATCTAGTTTCTGTAGTTTTCCGCTTTCAATCACAGCACCTTCTTCGTCTACAGTTGTTGTATTTGACCATATTTCTATATCTTTATCGTAAAATGTATCAGCAATAGCTTTCTTAAATATTTCAGGTATTTGCATTATTACCACCTCATATATGCATACATAGATATTTCATCTTTATTTTTTTCTATGTACTTATCCATATTTACATCGTCAGCTGTAACAGCTCCTACATCTTTAAATCCCACTGTCTGTCCGTTGTCTGATACCGATGTAACTACTTGTTTTCCTTCTCCATATCCATTTTTATAGAACACAACACAATTCATAGTATATCTAATAACCAAATATTCTAATTCTTGCGGTAAATCTATCCTATTGCAAATAGATTTTATTTTGTTAGTAATATCATCAATATAACCTTGTATTTTTTTATCTTGATTTTCGTCTTTAATATCAAGCCTTTCTTTTACTACATCTAATAGTTTCATAAAATCACCTACTCTTGTGGTGTTTCTTTTTCTTTAATCATTTCTATTATTTGAGCCTTTGTTATTTCTTCTGCTTTTTCAATTACTATTTCTAATTCTTTTGCTTTAGCTAATAGTTCTTCTTTATTCATTTGCTCAATTTTTTTAGGTTTGTTTTCTTCTATTTTTTTACCTTTTTCGCATCTTGCAATATGTAAAGGCAATACTGGTTCTGAAAACTCTTTTCCACATATTGGGCATTTCATTTTTCATTCCTCCTAATAAATAAACTAAGGCAGATTTCTCTGCCTTTTACTATCCTAATACTACTGCTGCTAATGATGGATATAATGGTGCAAATCCATAAATAGTATCAATAGATAGCATATTTTTCTTTGTTTTCATATCGTATCCATATACAACTCTTAGATTTAATCCTTTATAAGAAATCACATAAGAATCTCTACCATCTACTGGTAATGCTAATGCTCTTGATACGAAAGCAAAAGCTAATTTATTGAATACTAAGTTAGCAACATGTCCACCAGAAGTTTTATCTATAAATGTTACCTCTGTATCTGCTGCAATTTCTTTTACAACTGATGGATATACTTTTACAGTTATTACTCCTGTATCTGCAGTTGCATCTTCTGTAACAACATATTGTTGTCCATCTACTGTTAATAAATCTCCTTTAACTAATGTTTCAGAAGTAGCTCCTCCTTTAAGAACTATTGTGTCACTACCTTTGTTTGCCTTTGCATTTGCTTTTGGATTTGCGACCTTTGTAAATGTTCCTGCTTCATGAACTGCAACTTGTTGAGACATAAAGTTTTCTAGTCCTTGAACTCTACCAATAGAACCTTCTCTTAATGCTTGAGTACTTCCAGATTTTTCAGCATGTAAAATTGCATCTATTGTAGAGAATTTTACATCTGCATCTGGATCCCATACTGCATATCTATTTCCCATTGGAGCTTTAGCTTTATTTAATAGTCCTCTAGCATTTGCCATTACTTCTATTGTTGAAGGTGTTGTTCCTGCTGTTCCTAATGTTTTATAAACATTTTTATACATTTCAAGTCCTTCTTTATTTATCTTTTCTGCGATAGCTTCCATCATAGGTGTTAATATTTTTTCATTGAATGCTACTCTATCTAGAGTTAATTCTTTGGATGTAATTTCTACAGATACATCTGCAATATGATCCATTACAACTGGAACGCTTTTTTGATTGATTTCTTGAATTGTTACTTCATCTTTGAAGTCTTTTGCCTCAAATTGAGCTGGTTTTTCAACTTGGATTGTATCTCCTTCTTTTACAAAATCTTTACTATAATCAGTATAAAATAACTCTGGTACAACTAAATTATTTACCAGCATTGGTAACGCTTCCCTTGCTATTCTTTGACATGTTAATAATTTGTTTGGCATAATTAATTCCCTCTTTCTTACTTATTATTTTTTTCTTGAAGTGCAAAAAATTCTTCATCTGATAAATTGTCTAAATCATCATCGTCATAATTTCCGCCATCTTCTTTTCTCTTTTTTGGATTATCATCTTCTAATCCTTTATTTTTGCTTTTATCAATCTCAAATAGATATGCATCACTTGTTTTTAATGCTTCTATTTGGTCATCAAATCCTAAAAGTTTATCTCCATCTAATTTTACTTTGTTTAAATCAAGATTTGCTTTTACTGATTTAACATTTCTCGCTTTAGCATTACTAATTGCTAAATCAATTTTACTTTCTAGTCTTACTTTCTCTATTTCCGCTTTTGAATTATCTTCAATTTCTTTTTTCTTTGCTTCATAATCAGCTTGACTAATCGACCCTTTTTTAAAGTTGTTGTATTCATCTTCAACTTTCTTTTTATCATCCTCTAAGGTCTTTTTTTCTCCTTTAACTACTTTTAATTCCTCATTAATTTCATTAAATTCTTTTGCAGGTTTAAAATATTTTGGTAATTCCTTAGATATTTTTTCTTCTAATTCATCTACATTATCCACTCCTGCATTTTTTAATAATTCTTTTAACCATTCCATAATTGGTCCTACCTTTCTAGCTTTTTTATTCTGGTGCTACCAGTACGAAAAGTTGCTTTTATTTATTCTCACAAGCAAATGAGTAACAAAAATAGACAGTTTAAAGCCATATCTAGGGCATAAAAATAAGAGCTATTACTAGCTCTATAAATTTCATATCTTTACAGTAATAATTTAATTAATTAGTTTCGATAAAGAGTTATCCTTATCATCTTCTATAATCTCCCATTTTCCACACTCAGAACCGTCATCTAATGAAGATGGTCTTGTTGCAGAATAGAGATAATCTTCTCCACTATCATCTATAACTCTCAACATATTCTCTTCAACAGCAATTACTTCATATTCTTTTCCATCAGTTAATCCTTCAACACCGAAACTTTTACCAACGTACTTTACTTTCATTTTAGTTTTTTTCCTTTCAATTTATAATCATGTCTACCATATCCTTCATGCTCTACAAAATGGATATCAAAGATATATTTGGCACTTTCAACTTTTCCAACTTTTTTCATCCAATCTTTTGGATTTCCTCCATACTTTTCAGCATACTTATGGGCACTTCTAAATATTGTACTAGTTTCCCTTCCAGCAATAATATGTACATTATTAATTATAACATTTTCGGGAATAAATTGCAAAATATTGTTTTCGTCGTAAAACCCTAATTGCTTTTCTAAAACGCTATCTTCCGCTGATTTTATTTTAGGCAGTTTATTGGTAATATAATACTTTTCATATTGTTCTGGAGCATATTTTTTCGCCCATTCTTCATAGTTCATATCTTGTGGAATTATAATAGATTTACCATTTTCATCTCTGGCCCTTCTTTGTAAGTTTTCTGTTACGTCATCATCAAATTCTGCTACCGTTGTACATCTATCATTTGGATGTATTGGAGGATAGTTCTTACCGTGGTTGTTTATCTTTTAAATAGAATACTTTATTGTCTAATTCTGCACAATGTTTACATGTAACATTATCTAATGTTGCAATAAATCTATATTTTTCTATGTTTAATTCCTCATAAGATAGCATTTCGGCTTCATTTGCGAAATGATTAGTTTCTGTTCTTAATAATCTAACAGCATTATATTTTCCAATATTCATAGCATCGTCTAATGCGCTAGCCATTCTTTGTATTGACTTTCCAGCAATATTATCTGCAAGGAAATTTGACTTTAAATAATTAGCCAATTTATTGTTATTTTTCCATATTCTTTGTGAAAAATTTTCAGTTTTATACCAGTTTTCATTTAATATTAAATTGATTGTTCTATTATCTAATTGTGAGAAGTTAAATCCTATTCCTATACCCTTTTGCGCATTAAAAATACTTCTGTAATATCCTTCATTAATAATATCAACATAGTGTTTTTTAGATATAACACATTCTTCTTGTACTAGTTTCTTTAGCTCTATGTCTATATTTTCTTGAAGAGCTTGGTATCTGCTTATTCTATATGCATATGCTGGCGCATTGTATTTGGCTAATAATTTTCGTTTAACATCTATATCATCTATTGAATTTATTTGTTCTAATAAATTATTATAGAACTCTTTTGTTTCTCTTGTATTTAATAATTCTTTTGTTTCCTTAAATGTAAGCTTCCCATCAACAGCATACTTTCCAAATATTTTTTGAATTTCTTTTTGGATATTGTCTTTTGATTTATTATATGCTGTTATTAGTCTTTGAATTGTTCCTTCAGATTGTTTTTCTAATCTTTTCATGAGTTCTGTTTGTCTCTTTTCCCAGTAACCTTGTGGTGTCCTAGCCATTTGCAACACCTCTATTCTTGATTTGCGTCATTGTGATTATCTTCAAATCCACCAGCAGTATTAAATATCTCCTGTTGCATTTTCATTTTTTCTTTTTGCTCTTCTTTTATTCTTTGCAATTCTATTTCCACATCATCGCATAGAGGATGCTTTTCAAGTTTTGATCTAGTACTCAATATATTATCGTTATTTAATGTATTTATCTTTTCATTTTCATTAAATATTCTTGATTTATTAAATTCAATTTTAAAATCAAATTCATTTATTCCTTGTGGTATTTTACCTTGCATTTTTAAATCTTGTAATACATACCACAAAACCTCATATATGGCACTCGTAAGTCCTCCTATACTATCGTCTGCTTTCATATCTAAATCTGTATACAAAAATTCTAATGAAACACCACTAGGAGCTTGTCCTATTAAATCTTTATTAGTTGTATCTACAGCTCTGCCAAATTCATATATGAGCTCTTTTAATCCTTTTAATAATGCTTGTCTCGCCTCATATGGTATTGGCAATAATTTAGCATCTATTTTTCCTGCCGTATCATTTGTTCTTGCTACTCCATTAACTTTTAAGTTCTCTATTAGTGCAAGTAAATCCTCTGCTCCATATCCATTAATAAGCCATATAATTTCTTTTAAATCTTCTACTGTATTTACAAAATTACTATTTATTAAATCATAGGCATCTATCAACGGTTTTATTGGCTCCAAATCCGTCATTTTTTCTTCATTGTTTTCTATTTCTATAAATGGTACTTTCCCCCAACTATGTCTTTCTATCTTTTTCAAGTTGTTTAATGCACTATCGTATATTTCTCTATACCAATGGCATTCTGGTCTTTCTCTAGTCACATCTTCTAAATATACTGTCGTATCACCGACTTTAGTTTCAATAAAATACCTTACTTCATTTTCATCCCAATATTCAACATAAATTCTATCTTCTGCTTTTTCTCCAGTTAAATCCTGTATAGTATAAAAGTGTAAAAAACCTGTTAAATACGTTTGAGTTTCATTATCATAAATTGGTATACATTCTTCTGATGGATACTTTTCAAATACTAATTTTCCATTTCTATAATTAGGATGCAACCATGCTCTTCCCTTATTGCTTGCTTCTTTCAATCTGTTTTTTAGAAGTTTTTCAAAATCGGCACCTAAAATATTCCACACCATATTAGTAAGCTTGTTTTCAGCCTTTTTTACTGTATCACCTTTTTTTATATCAGTTGGACTATTATATGTTATAGTTATCGGCTTTCCACATACATATGCTTTCTTTTGATTTACTTGTTTCCAATAAAAGCCATGAGGTATGTGTTCATTTGACTTGTTTTCATTTTTTATTTTCTTGGTATTTCCAGTCTTTTGGTCAAACACTGTATAACTATTTAAATCTTTCTTTAAAATATCGTTTTTATCTCTAAAATATCTTTCGCCTTCAAGCATCTTTTTCTTTATATCCGACATATTAAATTGAGTTATTAATTCTTTTATTATCCTACTTTCTATTGCCATTAATTGCCTCCTAATTTCTTAAATATAAATCATCACTGCCATAACGGAGTGCGTCTATATAATGATTGTTTTTATCTTCTGGTATATTTAATGGATTGTCTTGCTTGTCTGTTTTCCATTTGTATAGCCCTAATTCATTTATCAAACCTTTACATTTAGGGTCGACTATTATTTCAAATCCTTTTAACCATTTAATTCCATGCAATATACTATCTGGTCCTTTTTGTGCTGGGATTGCATTTATCCCTAAATTGTTTAATTCTGCTATACTTTTAGGTTCTGCTGCATCAGCTTTTATCAATGCGTATGGTTCTATTCTTCTTTTTAATTCATTTGCTAACATTTCATTTGTTAATTCTGTAGCTCCAAATTCATCAAAAACTACAATTCTTTTTGCTTTTAAATCTACATTGAACTGTAAAAAAGCAGAAGGGTCTGAACTATATCCAAAGTCCAAACCTCTTCTAATTAACTCAAATGTATTTTTATATTTCTCTGTATCTTCTATATGCCAGTTTCTAAATATTAAACCTTTGCTTACCCCCGGCATTCCTAATCCAGATGTTTTATAATCTTCATAGTCTTCTTTCTTCTTTTTTTCATATCTTGCATAATCTTTAATATCTAAAAACTCATTTATCTTATAATTTGTTATCATTAATAGTTGGCTTACTTTTTCTTTTACCATTTTACCTTGATATTCAAATTCTTGTTCATCTTCAACTATTAATTCTTGTTTTCCTTTTTCTATTAGTGTTTGTTCATTTGGTGTTAGTTTGCTTGTTAGTTCTTTTACAATGAAATGTTGTTCATTCCAAGGATTAAAACTTGCAACAGTTTGATTAAAATATCCTGCCGGCATTTTACCTCTTATAGACATTTTTACTTTATCGTAAGTATCTTTTTTATCTATTTCAAAGGCCTCTTCAAACCAACCGCCAACACAAAACTAGATCGGGATCATCTATTGTTATTGAAGCTAACTTCTCCCAGTCATCTAACCCTCTGAAAAATATTTTTTGTCCTGTGTATTTATTTACTGCTAATAGTGGATTTGTTGTAAATTTCCATTCGTCATAAACTTTTAGCTTTTTGGATGCCCAAACTAAATCTGCATATACACTATCTTTTATTGTTAATGCAGTATCTCTCATTGCTAGTAAACAAGCTCTTGGATACTGTTTTAATAGTTTCATCCACCTTAAAGCTATCGTTTTTGATTTCTTACTACCTTTTGAACCCATTATTATAGCTTCATCGCCTTTAAAGTTCCAAAGTGTTGCATATCCTTTTCCAACTAGTTCTTGCAAACTAATTTTTTCTTTATTCGCTAACATCATCTATCAACTCTACTCGTACAGCATTTTTCATATTTACATTTATGTCATTAAACATTCCTAGATGTTTTCCTAATAGTTCTAATGCTTTTACCTTATCATTGGTTTTAAATTCTATCGTTTGTTCTTGAATATGCTCAATAGGTACTTCATTATCTTGCCTTTCCATATTTATGTTTATTTCCATTGCACCTGCTTTTTGTAATACCTTTACACTTGATATTGCTCTAATTGTTTCTTCATCAATATCTTTTACAGTTTTTAATGTTCCATTGTTGTTATATATGTTTTTTATATTAAAAAATGCTATGTTGGCTAGCTCTTTTATTACCATGTCTTGCGTTACTTCTGTTCGTTCTTCTATCTCTTGTTGCTTTTCTGATATGTATTCTTGAACCTTAACATTTCTTAACATTCTGCTTGATGCTGCATTAGCTGTTTCATCTTTTTTACATCTTGGATAAGCAACCTTATATGCTCTTGTTGCATTAAGGTCTATTAAATACTCATCACAAAATCTTTTTTGTGCATCTGTCATATAAGATTACCTCTCTTTCTATTTATTTAAAATACTTATCTACTATTTCGTGAATAATATCATAAGAATTTGATACTATATCTGCTACATCTTCTTCAGAATATTCTTGCTCGCTGTGAGTTATATAATTATCTATATAACAATGTGTTAGTTCGTGAATTAGAGTAGACTTTTTTCTTTCCTCAGGCAAATCCTTATCTATATAAATCTGCATGATATCACAATATGTAATTCCATAATATCTTGTACTTAAAGATTTTATATTTTCTTCTTCATTTGCTTTTCTTTGATTTTGAATGCTCTTAATTTCACTTTGTGGCTTTTCTTCTATACTCCAAGTCCTGTTGTTTATTTTGAATTTCATATCTTTTTTCTTCCTTCTCACATTGTTTGTTATACCTGCACTGCTCACACTTATATTTCATACAGTTAGCATAATTAATCTTTTCTTTCATAGTACGCACACTTTGTTATGACTACGTCATTTAAGGCGGATATTCTTATCTCGCATAGATCTTTATCTTTGTTTTTACAGTTCTTACAATTTTCTTTTACATATTTCTCATATCTTTCTTGATTAGTCATAACAACACCTCTTTCGTTATTTTATAAAATACTAGAAAATGATGTAACTGCACATCACTTTATACTATTTTATAGAAAACTAAAGCCTCGTATTAACATAGTAATACAAAGCTTTTCAAAAGATCCTTCTTTTTCCAATGCACATTTCTATTTATATACCTCTAACATGCAAAAAGGTTAAGGCTTAACTAGAATCGCCTTACATTTTATATGAATTACCAAAGGATAAATAAGGATTTTGGAATTATTTATATTAATTTATCTAGTATCCATTAATAACTAATTTTCAACTATTTTCCAATCTTCTGCCAACATATCAGCTTGACTTGCTAGCCAGCCTAATTGAACACCTGATGTTCCAACAAATGCTATTGCTTTATTTCCTATCGCATCATGCTCTACATTCACTATTTCATTATTAGCATTTTTATAACTTATATTGTTTGCTAATTCTATATATTGATTTTTACCATTCCACCCTTGTCTTTGTACTCTTTGGCCTGCTTTTAATAATTGTATTGCTTTACCAAAATCCATTTAATTTTCCTCCTCTAACTTGATACATTTATTTTCAAATTTTTTATATGCGTCAAAGTATAATTCTTTTTTGTCTCCGTTATATGTTAGTTCGTAATACATACCGTCAAACAATGTTGTACTTAACAACGCTTTATGATTTTGTAATGTTTTACAATACCAAACATCAAATACTTCAAATTCAGGTATATTATCGCTTTTATCTAAATGCTCTATTGCATACTGTTTTACTATTTCTTTGCATTTCTCAATAAATTTTTTACTTCCCATAATTTCACCTTCTTTCTTGCAAAATAATAAAGCTTATCTTTTGATAAGCTCTTTCATTATCATTTTATTTCTTCTATAGTCAATCTATTGGGCTCTATTCCGTTTTTTAATTCTGCTGTAAATTCATTTATCTTTTTGTTTTTACTCTTGTATTCTAAATTTTCAGCCAATTTTTCGCTCACAGTCTTTTCTCCTCCAGTTAAGAAATTTATTTCATTATATTTTGCAATAATAGTTATTTTAAAAGCCTTTGATCTTTTCTCCCACTCTTGTCTTGCAGCACAACTTAACGAAAATTTACTTGAATTAAATATTTCTGGCTCCTTAGTCAAATTATCTTTATATTGAATTTTCCCATCTTCATATGAAAAAAAGGTACTTATTTTATTATCATATTTCTTACAATGTTCAATACATTTCTTTATCTCTTCTTGACTCTTAGTACTTCCTTTAATGCCAAAATCTATAATGCTATTATTTTCTTCTATCAATTCTTTTAGCGTCTTTAATCCATATAATTTTATATCTCTACATTCGTCCATATTGCTAGTTATGTGTTCTAAAACGAAGTCAAAATCTGAATAGTCAATTTCCTCTAATTTAGTATTTGGCCATCTTTTTCTTATATTTTTTAAAGTATTTTTTGCATTTTCAACTGTTGTAATATCGTATGTCATATATAACACCCCCTTTCTCAGAAATATTATATATGATCTATTTTGCAAATGTTGTCGAAATACGTCGAAAGAGCCAACTTTTTGTTAGCCCTTTTCTGTTTATATAGTCTTACCTATCTATCCACGATACAATTATAACACGTTTTTTTGACAAAAAAGTCTCATTTTTGTCTCACTTTTGGCTCACTTTTTTTATTTCTTTATGTACTGCATATACAAGCTCGCTATGTCTACGCTTATATGTTCCTTCTGACATACCTTCATTTATGATGTCCCACTTATCTTGTCCTAGTTGATATTGATGTTTAAATATGTATTTTGCATTCTTGCTGATTAGCTCTATTGCTTGATTCACAATCTTTATTTCTTTTGATGCTTCCTTAATATTTAAATCTTCTTGTAGCTTAATAACACTGTCTAATACTCTATCTGATGTTGAGTATGGAGCTTTGGGCATTCCATCTACATCTACAGCACATAAACTCATTATATCATCTCTTATATTCATCAACTTAATTTGATTGTAATTATATCTCTTTAAGCAACCTTTTGCTTCTTTGTATTCTTCTTTACTAAGCTTCATTTGTACCTCCTACAATTATATTTTTACATTTTCTGGATGCACGCTCTTCTTATCCGGACTAACTTCCTCTTTAATAACTCCCAATTGATACAATGTAAATGTTTCTTTGAATCCATATTTCTTATTTTTATATAGAAACGTTGTTGCATTGTTTCTTTTTACAAACTCATATTCTTGTTTATTCTTTATTACTACTTTTGGTATCTTCATATGTTTTCCTCTTTCTTTTTCAAATTCAATACATTTTGTACTTGTTTTTGAGAACTTCACTTAATTTTTTATATAAACTTTACTGTTATTTGTTTATTTTGTAATTTATAATAATTCTTGTAATGTTTTTATTCTTTCATCAGTTCTAATCTCTAAACACCATAATACAGTTTCTTCTTCTTTAGTTTTTGATTTTTCTCTTCGTTTAGATATATCTTCTAATTTACCTTTCCATTTTTCTATTTCATCTTTTATTTTTTGCTTTGATATATAATTCTTATCTACTATATTTTTATTTTTTTCTTGTATATCTCTAACTTTTTCGTATGTTATTTTAGATTTTTTTAATTCTTCATTCTCTTTTAATACTCTTTTATAAGCTGATAAAATATGCTCTATTGCATTTATAACATCTGCACATTTTTCGTCATATCCTAACTCTTTAAACAATTCATCTGCTGTTTGCACTATGTATCACTCCTCTCTATATTAAATTTTTTTATTTCGTCTTCCCATTTTTTATCTTGATATGAATAAAATTCTTCAACAATAAATACATCTATTACATCATTTTCTTTATTTAATGCATCGCATACTGGAAACCATACACCTTCATGAACATCACTAAAATCATCTAGTAATTCTATAGTATCTAATTTGCAGTAATATGGAGCTGTATCAATATGTAATTGCATATTGACTATATCTTGTTTTAGCTCTTCTATATTTTTTGACTTTTTAAGTATCTTCCCATTTACAAACAAATACCAAATCCATTCATTCATAGCTTATTTACTCCTCTACAACTAAATTTGCTTTATCTAACCTATACATTATTTCACTTAATTTTTGATATGGCTTTTTTGATGTAAAAATAGCTTTTATTCTACTTGTTATTACTGGTAATTCTGGTCTTATTATTTTTCTGTCATGAACACATACATAAACACATTTGTTTTTTGCTATAAAATACTTATATGTATTACCATCTAATTTAAACCCAAACTTTTCAAGTTCTTTTAAATCTACATCATCTCTTATTTTCAACATATCTATTCTCCTCCTAATAACTCTGGATTATCGTATATATTACCAATTTTTTCTACATTATCATTATATTCTAATGCTTGTCCTAATACATCACTATCAAAATAATACTCTTGAATTGGCTTTACCATAAAATAGGCATATTTCTCATTCCATATAACTATTGCTGTATCTACTTCACTAAATTTCAATATATCTCCGCTCATATATTTCTTTTCCGTTTTTATCATGTAGTCCTGTATATTGTCCTATTGTATCTGGATTTACTTCTCCTTGCACCATTCTGTATGGCATATCCCAGTCTGGCATATATCTTGGGTCTGGAAATTGTATATAGTATTTATCTGCGTCACTTTTTCCAACACATACAAGTGGAGCTGGTATTCTTAATATTGTTCCAAAAATCCATTCATCTCCAGGTATCATTTTCCCTCTAAACTTTATTTCTCTATTCATTTTTTCCTCCTTGGTCATTCTTCTGTACAAGTTCTAGTATTATTTTCAAATCTATATTAGGAATTATTGTATGTATTCGCTCAGCTTTGTACTTTTGCTTTAAATCCTTAACAATTCGCTTTGCTTCTTCTTTTTCAACCTTTTTTATTTTGAATCGGTCTTTTCTTGCATCATTACCAATACAATTAAACAAACACTTATTAGCTCCTTTTTCTGTTGTTTCACAAATTCCAGGAAATTGATATTCTTTTTTTACGTCGTTATATATCATATATCTATATTCCATTCATGCCTCCTATTCTTCTGGCATTTCGAATACTGCTGTCTCTTGCAATACATTAGTATAGCCATCACATTCTGCTGTTCTATATTCTCTATAAGCTTTTATTATTTCTTGTAATACTTCTTTTGCTCTTTCTTCTGTTTTGTATTCTGCTATTGTATATTGATTGTCACTTGTTGTATCACAAAGTATCTTGAATTTTCCATCATTGTTTTCTAATGGATTTTCTATTTCTATGGTCTCGATATATTCAAAATTTAAAATCATTGTTTTATCTTGACTTATTATTATCATATTTATCTCCTCTCATTATTGCTGTAGAGCATCTATAAGCTCTATCTGTTGCTCTACCTTATTTTGTAATTCATTAACTTCTAGTTGCTTCTTATCAAGCTTATGTCCTCTGCTTTCAACCATTATCAGTAATACTAAAAATACTGCTAAAATAAAAATTGTATCTATAATATCCTTTTTATTCATTTTTAAATTTTCCTTTCTCTTTATCTAAGTATGTAACTGCTACTGCATATGCACTCCATATGTCTGCTTTAAATCCATAAAACCAACCTGGGTTCTTCTTTGTTCCTACTACACCAAATCTATCTATTAGTGCTTGTCTTATATTACAATCTTTTGCTTTCATTGAATTACATAAATTCATCTTTTCTTCTTGGCGGTATATATAATCATATACTGCTCCTAGTTCATCTGCTTCTTGTATAAATCTACCTATCCAAATGCAAGTATCAAAAACTTCTTTTCCAACTGGCATACCATAACAAGCTACCATCTCTATGACCACTTTTTCATATTCTGCATATCTCATGTGAAGAAGTAGCTCTTCGTTTTGAATTTTCTCTTTTTTTACTATCTTGTATGTTTCACTGTCTACAACACAATATGCACTCTCTATATTTCCGTGGATCTATTGCTAATATTTTCATCTTTTATCTCCAATTCTTCAGTTAAATACTGATATGTATATTTAGGATTATTTTTCCTTTGTTCTAATTCTTTTAAATTTTTCAACGCTTGTATTAAATCTTTTTCTATAAACTTGTTTTTATATTTATCAATAAAAGTATTTTTCAATGATACCACTACATCTATTTCATCTTTTACTTTTCTTCTTTCCGCCCTTACATATTTCAGTTGTTTTACTATTTTGCACGACTTAATTGCATCTATGTTGTGATTTTCTATATAATGCAACAGTTCATCTTATTTAATGTCCCAAATACTTTGTTGATTTCTTAATTCTGATAGTCTTTTATCTATATCTTGAAAGAGTGTTAATGTGTATTTTAAAATATCTTCTATTTCCATGTTCTCTCCTGTTTATCTAAATCTAATTTAATCTGCTTCCCTTCGGTATCTGTAACATACTTGCACTTCTTAACTCCCCTAAAATATGGATTTTCAAGGAGCTGGCACCCTAGACACCAGTTTTTTTCTAATGCTTTTGCACAGATTCCGTTCTAATTGTGAATAATTCATAATATTGCTCTCCTAAACTTCTTAATTTTACAAAGTTGTCTACTGATATTTGCTTGAGAACAATTTAATATTTTGGCTATCTCTCTTTGTTTGTGCCCTTGCATATGCAATTCAAAAATTCTTTTTAAATCATCATTTAATTTACTGTTTTTTATACTATTTATTTGGCTGTCGATATCAATTTTATTTTCTATTTCTTCCATCATATTTAACTTGTCCTCAAGAGTATCTTCTAGAATTAAATCATCTACTCCTATCTTCTCTGAAAAATATTTATTGCTAAAATATTTTCTATTTTGTCTTAAATAATAATTCATTTCGTTAAATATAACTTGATATGCATATGTGCTAAATGTATAGTTCTCTTTATAAGTTATAACAGCCTTCCATAAAGCATATAAACAAATTTGTTTTATGTCTTCCATATCAATTCCACTATTTTTGTATTTCCAAGCTAGCTTATATGCTATATTTATATTTTTATTAAACAGTTCTTCATTTGTCATATCATTCTCCTAAATTTGTGGAATATGTTGCATATTTTCAGCAATCATATCTACTAAATAATATCTCTTGAAGCTTACCTCTTCACCGTATCTATTCTTCTTACGCTCCCACTTGGTCTCAAATTCGTATCCTTCTTTTTGTAATTGGTCTATTCTTGCTCCTAGTTGCATAACTCCTAAATCTTGATATGCTTCCCAGCTTGTTATTGAGCCAAATTGCCTTATGTAATTTATTATTCTGTCTTTTTGTGTAGTCTTCATTTGTTTTACTCCTTCCTTTATAATCCTAGCTCTTTTAAGCTATATTTCTTGTTTACTTCCATTCCTTTATACATGCTGTTATCTGTTATGTATGGAAAAACTAGTTTATCATTGTCCTCACAAACTATTCTTATATAGGGATTTATTTCCGTTATTTCTTTTTTCTTTTGTATAAATTGTATTCTTTTTCTGAATGGTCTAATTACATCTGTTAAATATTTCTTTTCTGTTTCATCTAGTATTTCTTCTTTTCTCTCGAAAATTGTATTGTATTTTCCTGGTCTTTCTATTTTAATTATGTCATACTCTTCGTCACCGTTTGCATCTTTCAAATCCTCTGTGTAATATGTTAATGATACAAAGTGATTGCTTCCATATAGTTTATTTTCAAACACCATCTTCTTTAGTCCATTTCTTTGTGTAACTATATCTCCATCTTTTAAGTCTGATTTTGTAAATTGTTTTTCTACCAACGCTAATTCATTTTCTTTAAAAGGTTCTCTTATATCTTTTAACATGTATGGGTAACATAAATATTCTCCTATTTCTGTGATTGTAGAAACTTTATTGAGATTTTTACATCTTTCTCCATCAATAGAACACTTAATTACTCTTACTTTATCTCCAACCTTAAATTTCATTTTATTTTTCCTCCTCGATTAGTTCTATATCCTTAATTAACTTTGTTCCAAAGTCTTTATAATTTTCATATCCACCTTTACGTCCAGATATTATCCATAGTTCTTTGTACATATTGCTTTTCAACTTCTCTACTAACTCTTTATCTGTTATATAACAGTAATATGTGTCTTTTTCTATGTTGTAGTTTGTTACTATTCCATTTTGTGTTGGTGTATTTGTTAAGTACTCAACCTCAACTTTGTAATATGTCTTCAACCAATCTTGTTCCTGTGTTACAGCCGTAATTCTTGCTTTATCTTTATCATTGCTTTCAGCATAATTTATATATCCATGTAATTTTCCAATTCCAATTGGCATTATAAGTACTGTAATCCAACATACTAACGATAGCATAAACATCAATCCTTCGTGTTCATAACTGTCTTCTGATAACACAGCAAATACTATTCCTAATACTATTAATATAATTTCTAATACAATTGTTAATATAATCATTTATTTTTTCCTCCTAAATTTCACTCATTAATTTCATTTGCTCTTCTTTGCTAAGTGATTCCCAATATTCATCTTCTCTTAGAGCTTTTGTCTTTTTCATATACTCCGAAAAATTCCTTCGGTCCTCAACCCTATATTTATTTAATAAATATATATATATATTATTATCATTATTGTTAGTGTTCATTTGTTGTTCATTCGTTGTTCGCTCGCTGTTCACTTGTTGTTCCACTTGCTGTTCATTTTGTTGATATTCATTCCAATTAATTATTGATATAAGCCTATTTTGTGAACATGTTTGTTGTTCAATTTGTTGTTCGATTTCGAAGGTTTTTAAAATTCTTTGTACTTTGCTCTCAGAAATATCAAATTTTTCCGCTATGGCTTTTCTTCCTGTTATTAATTGTCCTTTTTTTAAAATTATCTTCTTCTTATTAAATATAGCTGGACTTTCTTTGTGCGTTGCATTTAATAACAAATACATCCAAACTGCAAAGTAATCGCTATCTTTACATACAATAGGATTTTCTAATATCTTTCTATATGTACTAATCCAGCCTTCCATCCGTTTTCTCCTTTCGTTAATATAAAAGGACATAGAAACCTTATAAGAATTTTATAAGATTATTTCCATGCCCTCCTTTCTTTAAATTTCTGTATTATTAATCAAACATTTTTAATATTTCTTTTGTTATTAAGTCTTTTGCTTCTTCTTTCGACATGTTATTTAAATCAATCTTTTGTATTTTAACTTTGTCAGTATCTAATATTGTCTCAGCTCGTTTTTTTTCCTCGTCTTCTAGTCCTAATTCAACTACTTGTTGTAGAACTTTTTGGGATATTCCTTCTTTTTTTAATGTTTTTATATAGCAAACCAGCCCTGCTAAAATCTCATCTGTCTTTCCTTCTATCTTTGTATATTCTTCTGTTATTTCTGCTCTAAAACTCATTTTTATTTTCTCCTTTTTATAAATAATTCTTGCCATACCTCTGTATAAAATCTTCTTTTGTTTTGTTATAATGTTCTTGCCAAGCCTTTTGAGCTATTATTTTTAACCATTCCCATTTCTTAGGGTTAAGATGAATTGAATCATTGCTTGTTCTATGCATGCCAGGTGTAATGAATATTACTAATCCATCTTCAATAGACTTATCTCTATTACTTGTCCTGCCTTCAAAAACTTCATGTCTTTCTAATCCGCTCATACCTTTCCGTTGAATACAACGGATTGGTTGGCATTATACTAAACTCTTTCATCTATCCACCTTAACCTTTCAATTTCATTTGGTGTTAATGTGCATATTCCTAACTGTTGTGCTTCTTGTATTACACCATCTAAAAGCACTCTAAATTCGTTTTTGTCCATTTGAGAACTGCCTTCATATACTTTATATATCTTGAAATTTACACCGTTTATTTTGGTTTCTCGTTCAAATTCGTAATATTTAAAAAACTTTGATACATCAATATCAGCTCTTATTGTTACTAACATTGACTGCGAATAATCTTTAATCATCTTTAAATATGTATCTTCTTTTGACAATCGCATTTTGTTTGCAATTTCGTTAATTAAACTCCACATATATGCGTTTTGAGTTAAAGTCCTTTTTGTTTTATGCTCTTTCACTTCAAATAGCTTTTCTCTACTTTGGTTAAATAACCATTTGACAAGTGTCTCTGCTGTTCCTATCATAACTGCCTCCTAAAATGGCAAATTCTCATATTCTGTATTCATTTTTTCAATTTCAGATATCGTATCTAGGACTCCTTTTGTCTTTATAAAATCGGTCATTTTTTCAGTTTTTTGCATTAATCCTTTAAAATCTTCCCACATTTTTTTATAATCAATAATTAACTCCTTTCCATATGTTGGTGCATAAAAACATATTTTGAATTTTCTCCCATATTATTCAATAAAAACTCACTTGCTTGTTGTTTACTTAAATGACTATCTTTTGCTCTAAATTCATAAACATATTTGCAGTCTTGTTGTTTTTCTTTTATTCTTTCTTTTATTTCATCTTCGTCATAATTTCCCTCGATAAGATATAAATCATAATTCTTAGCACTTATTCCTTCTACTGTTCTTGTATCTGTCATATAAATCACTTTATAATCATCAAATAATACTCTGTAACCGCATTGTGGCACGTCATGATATAATTTGATTGGTACAATTTTAAATAGCTTATAATCGTATCTCGTGCCAATTTGAAGTACATCTATGTTCTTCCTTAAAACTCCACATTCCAATAGTGGTTGCAACAACCATTCGCAACAAGCAAATCTCAACGTTGGTCTTTCTTGTGCTAATTTTCTAATTGTTTCTTTTTTGAAGTGATCTGAATGTATGTGGGTGAGAAGTACTATTTTCAATTGTTTATAATACTTCTCTAATCTTTTAAAAGTCACTCCACAATCTATTAAAATTATGTCTCTTATTATCGTTGCATTTCCTGTACTGCAACTAGATATAATTTTATAGTTCATTCATTGATACCTCTCTTGTATTCTCTGTTTGTTCTATAACATCAGCTTGTACTTCAATTGGTTCTTGTTGAGGAATCTCTTGTTGCATTTCCTCTGCTTCATACATTCCTGCTAAATCTTCGACAAATGTCTCTCTTAAAGCTCTTACTTTTGCAACTTTTTCAAGCATTGTTGCACTTTTGGTACTCCAATTTGAATTTAATTGTCCATCATTTTTTCTTTGTGCAACCTCATTAAAACTTACACTTGAATATGTAGGGTGTGACCAATCTTTTCTAAAAACTCTAGCCCAGCCACCAACAAGCTGTTCATTTCCTAGTCTGAATGTTCCTTGTCTTTCTTCTATAGTTCCATCTTCTTTTTGAACTATAATTCCACATTCCATTCCATCATAATTTGGATTTAAAACAGCCCTTTTCAATATTGCATCTTTTCCAACAACTAATTGAGCTGGTGTTCCTGCTTTATACTTGATCAAATATGCTTCTCTTAAGAATGGATTTAATTTTCTAACCTTGCAAAGTTCTGTAAATAACTTAAACTCTTGATTTGTAATGGGAACATCAGTTCCAACTATATATTCTTGTACTATTTTTTTACTTAATTTTATTTCTTGTCCTTCCACTTCAAATTTAACTACTAAATCTTGTGTCTTATCTTGAACTTCATTACTCATATTCATATCCTCCATTTACTAAAAATTCTTTTAATGCTTTTAATTTTATTCTAGTTCCTTTTACTGTAAACTTTAATGTTAATATTTCCTCTTGTTTTTCCTCTACTGTTGGTGCTTGTAGAACTTCTTGTTCTGTTACTCTAAAATTATCTAGTGCTTGTTTGGTTGCTTCGGTTTGTATTTTTATATTCTCATCTGCAATCCTTTGAGCTTCTTCTAATTGTTTCTGTTTTAGCTCTTCTTGTTTTCTCTTAGTCTCTTCTACAGCTTTTATTCTGTTTATAACCGTACTTATTGCTGTACTTAAAACATAACCATTTTGTTTATATTCAACCAATATTTCTTCTTTATGTTCTTGTAACATTATTGTTGCTAAATCTGTATTAACTCTGTCTATAAAATCCTTGGCTTGTTTCTTCAATGATGTTTTACTATCTGATAATCCAACTTTAATTTTTGCGTCCTCAAATTTTATAAAATCAATAAGCAAACTTTGTTTGTATTCTTCAAAGTAATCTCTTATTTCTTGTTCTTTTCTTGCTCTTAATTCGTCTTCTGTTGTATCTACCTTATTTTTTAATTCGCTATCTGCTTCCTTATATTTATCTAATATGTATGTCTTATAAACACCCTCAAATTGCATATATGGTTCTAATATCTTTTCTTTTACTGTTTTTCTCTGTTGTTCTACCTCTTTAAATTCCTTATTAAGGTCTGCTCTTATTTGCTTAATTACTTTCACATTTTCTTCTGTGCATACTAAGTTCTTCGCATTTGCTACCTTTTTATCAATTTCTATTGATAACTCTTTTAAATGTTCCTCTATTTGTGGTAGTTGCTTAATTGTTATTAGTTCTTGCATTATTCTTCCTCCATAATTTCATCAAAAACTCTATCTTCGTAATCTCTGTCTGCTTCTTCAAGCTCATGTTCGTATCTTGCTTGTCTATCTTCTGAATCCGTTGTTTCTATTATGTAACCATTTACTATTCGTACCATTTGACTTTTCCTTCCTAATTCTGTATAATTGAATACAGAGTTCATATTTATGTAATTCAATTGAGTTAGTAATTGCTGTCGAAATCTTTTACTAGCTCTTTTATTTTGTTTAAAATACTTTTTTCATTGTTGTAACTATTGCTTTCAGCTAGATTCTTAATTCTTTTAACTAATTCTGAAAGTTCTTCATTATTGAATCTTAAATCTTTGTTTTCGTTATATAATGCCTTATTTTCTTCTTGCCATTGATGTATTTCTGCTCTTTGTCCGTTTATAAGTTTGTCTCTGTTAGCAATTTGTTTTGATTTTGTTTCTATGACTTCTCTTAAATGTCTCTTTCTTTCAAACATACTATTTCACTCCTTTCAATTCTTTTAGTCTTAATTTTAGCTTTGCCATTGTTACCACATGCCATATGTAGCATTTATCTAGCTTGTCCATACTCTTCCTCCTTAGTTTAATAATTTGTTTGCTTTTTTCATTGCAAATTTGTATAAGCTGAATCCACTTAGTCTATATACTGCTATTTGAATTAATAACAATATTGCAATAAACTTTGTTATTTTTGTTGCAAAATATAATATAAAAAATGCTATTTCAAATAAGCTATACATTTTTATCATCTCCTTTCATTCTTTTCTTTCTATATTTACTACAATCTTAATGCCATTCTTTTCGGCTATAATATCTGCCATCTTTTGTAATAATTTTCGTATTGTTTCTTCATTCATTCTCCCACCTCTCTAAAATATATTCATGACTGTTTGTCTACTTGTTTGTGTCTTTCATCCTTGTTTTTTGTACCTTGTCGCAATTTACTTTTGCACAATATTTTGTGCTTTTGTTTCAAAAAAAATGGTGGCTACTTTCTTATTTAGTGCTCCTGCAATTTTAATCATTGTATCATACGTAACATTCGTATTTGAGCCTGTCTCTAAAGATGATATTGTATTCCTTGATACTTCTGACTTTTGTGAAAGTTCGTCTTGTGTAAGCCCTGCTAATTCCCTGTATTTTTTAACGTTATTTTTCAAATTTTACACCTCCTTATTTGCACATTATTTTGTGCTTTCGCTTATATTATATACTTTAATTTTCTTTTGTCAAGTATTTTGTGCAAATTTTCAAAAAAAAAATTTTTCCTATTGATTTTTTGCACATTCTATTGTACAATGTAGTTGAAAGGTGATAAAAATGTATATAGGCGAAATTATAAAAAATTATAGAACGAAAAATCAATTATCTCAAAGAGCTTTTGCTGCTAGGACTTCTTTAAGTCCCTCTTATATAAATACTCTTGAGAAAATATATAATCCCAAAACTGGCAAACCATATTCTGTAACAACAGATGTAGCAATGGAACTCTCTAATGCAATGTTTATCAGTATTGAAGATTTGCTAAATATGTTAGATAAAACACAAGAATTTATAGTAAATAATGAAACTAAAATTGACAACTTTGGAAACTCTGTTATTTCCATCCCTATTTTAGGTACAGTTAAAGCTGGTTATGATTATCTGGCTCAAGAGAATTGGATTGGGACTATTGATGTTGAAACTTCTTTGGTTGGAAATGGCGAAGACTACTTTGCATTAAAAGTTCATGGAGACAGTATGAGCCCTTCATTAATAGAAAACGACATTGTTATTGTAAAGAAGCAGAATGATTTTGAAAATGGTAATATTGTTGTTGCTATCATAAATGGCAATGAAGCTACTATTAAAAGAGGTAAAAAAAGTGAAACTGGGATATTATTGCAACCACTTAACACTACTTATGAACCTTTAATTTTTACAAATGAAGAAATAAAGAACATTCCCGTTCTTATTGTAGGAGTAGTAAAACAATTAAAAAGAGAATATTAGGAGATTTTATATATGAATGAAGAAAAATATTGTTCTTGCAAGACAATAGGCAAAATCACAACTTCATTTGATGATTGGTGTGAATTTGATATCTGTTGTAATTGCGGAAAAATGATAAAAGATAGTTACAGATACTTAGACCATTATGATGGCGAAGATCATGTAGATTATGATATCGATTAAAAAAAGAGAAATATGTTCTAGTTTGCGACAAGGTACATATTTCTCACTCATAATCACTATTGAAAATGATTACTTTATTATTATACATGATAAAGTCTCTATTTTCAATAGTAAAAAATAAATTATTTGGAAATAGAGGTATTTTTTATGGTTAAAGAAATAAATAATAATATGAATGATTTTACAAAAAAAGTTGAAGAAGTAGCTCTTTATATAAGAGTATCTACAGAAGAACAAGCTATCAATGGAGACAGTTTAAGAACCCAAAGAGAGGCTCTAACAAAATTTGCTTTAGCAAATCACTATCACATATACGGCATATATGAAGATGATGGTTTTTCTGCCACTAATCTAAATCGTCCAGCACTTCAAAGGTTGCTTGAAGATGTAAGAAAAAATAAAATTAATAGAATATTACTTACAAAATTGGATCGACTTTCTCGTGGTGTAAGAAATTATTATAAGGTTCTTGATGTTCTTGATGCACATTGCGTATTCTGGCAAACAATATTTGAAAAATATGATAGTTCAACTGCAAGTGGAAGACTACATATTAATATTATGCTTTCTGTAGCTGAAAACGAATCTGCTCAAACTTCTGAAAGAATTAGAAGTGTTTTTAATAATAAAATCCATCAAAAAGAAATAATTAGCGGAAAAATCCCTATTGGTTACAAAAAAGAAGAAAAGAAACTCGTTGTAGATGAAGATAAAAAAGCTCTTGTTATTGATGCTTTTAATTTCTATCTAAAAAGTGGAAGCGTCTATAAGACATTTGAGTATTTAGCTCTCTTCGACCCATCAATAAATTATCCAAGAACGGCAAGGTTGCTTGCTAACCCTCTTTATATTGGCACTAAAGTATGTAAATATGGATCTATCGAAAACTATTGTGAGCCAATCATATCTAAAGAAACATTTGATGAAGTTCAAAATCTCTTAAAGAAAAATCAGAGAAAAAGAGACAATTCTGATCATGAATTTCTATTTTCTGGTCTTTTACGATGCAATGAATGTGGATATAAAATGTCCGGTAAATACTGCAAGAACTTCCCTACTAATTGTACTTTTTACTATTTATGCTCTAATGCACGACTTAAGAAAAAATGTAACATGCTTAAGCAACTTAATGAAACCAAAATTGAAAAGAAATTGTTAGAACAAATTGTTCCAGAAATTAATAAGTACATCGACAAAAATAATATTTTAGAACTAGAAAAAGCGCAGATACGAGATATTTCAAAAGAACGTGACAAAGTTAATAAACAGCTAGAAAAATTAAGAGACTTATATGTAAATGATTTAATTCAAATTGACCACTACGAAAAACAATACAAAGAACTTACTTCAAAGTTAGACAGTCTTAAAGAAGAAGAAAAACCAGTTGAGGAGAAGAAAACTGTCAATTATGACGAATTTAAATCGTTTTTAAGTAGAGATTTTGTTTCTCTATATAACAACTTATCTCGAACAGAAAAAAGACTAATATGGGCTTCTGCAATTAACACTATATATATTGATGATAACTATAATCTACGTATAGTTTTTATTTAAAATTGTTATTGGTATATTTTTTTGTTGCCAGAAGATAATAGAAATGTTATTTATGGTATAGTTAGAGATTGCTACAAAGATCCTGTAAAAGACGCTGTTGTAAAACTTATAGAAGTTGAGTGTAAAATGGGAAAAGACATTAGAAAACCTGTCTCTCACACATTTACTGATGACAATGGAGAATTCGTATTCGGACCACTATGTGCTAATAGACTTTATGAAGTTGAAATTTGGGTTAACAACGTAAAACACGCAAAAATATGTACTGAGTGTCACCGCCAAGGTGAATGCTTAAAAGGTGTCGACATGGATTGCAAGAAAGACGACTGGAAACCAGGAAAGCCAGGAAAACCTTGCGATGAAAAGCCATGTTGCAATAGAGATTCAGAAGCATCATCAGAACAATAATCTTGCAGAAAACTAAGGCTAAATATTAAAAATATACAGCCTTTTGATTAGACAAAAAGATAGAAGGAATGGATTTTTCCGCTCCTTCTATGATTTTTATATTTAAACTAACCCCATTTTTCTTGCAAATTGTTTTCCTTTTTTCATCATTTTCTTTGTGTCACTTTTTGATATCCAGTCTGTACAAAACATTGTTACACCTACTGTAACCATACTTCCAACTAGCATTCCTTCAATAAATTTCAT